AGAGTTAGTCTAGTAAGACCGTGTATTGTTTTGGAAAGTATTTAATAAACCAATCTAAACCTTTCCTGTGGTCATCCCATTGTTTTAACATCTCAGAGCCCATGATTACATCATAGACAGCAACAGCAAACGCAGGGAGTTTTGTTTTTTCTCCATTAAACCTGTTGGAGATTTCTTCTTCAGCTGTTGGGTCTTCAGGTAAAGACACAGCGAAAGGAAGTTTGTATACCTTGTTATTGTATTTTATTTCTTTCATATCTTGGATAATATAGGATAAGTCAATCATTGTCAACTGATTTAATTATTGTTCTTGTTGCCATATATGGTACTCGTCTTGTTGCCCCATTATCATCACTATTCCAATCATATCTACTACTTTCATACTTTTCTTTTACAACCTTGATCGGTGTTTCAAGTGCCTCGCGCCTTGGCGCTAGTGCAACTATTCTATCTCTATGCTCATTCATAAAATCCATTAAACATCGCTGATTACAAAAATAAGCAAATATACTTTGTCTGATATATTCACTATCAACTTTTATTTTAATAGTTCTTAAAACTTTATTGTCGCCTGAGCCTCGCACTCTTGATGTTGTGTGATTAGTATGGCAACTCGGACCGTGGCACCAGTTATAATTATTCATTTTTAGGTAACCCCCCAAACATAATTGTAACACCACCAAACAAAAGTAATACTGAAATTACATAATGCGATGAATGTAATGTTACAACAAAAGCTAAAAATGTTAGTAGAAATCCTACTAATAACATTGTTAATCTAAAAAAGATTTCCATTAGTACCTCACTTTCCAACTTGTAGTTGCAGTTCTATATCCGTGTGCGTCTAAATCATAATATACATAATAAGGCACGCCTTTTTTAGATGTACCATATCTGCTTTTTTCGTCGTGCTTTCCTTGTCTTGTTATATGTTTCTTATCCTTGTTTGAATAGTAAACTATATAAAATGTTTTGTTTTTTTCCATATTATCCTCTTTCTGTTATGGGATAATCTTATAGGATTATCCCATAGATGTCAATAGTTAATTTACACTTTGTTGTTTTTCGTACAATATCCTTTCTGCTATTTTTTCTGCTCTTGTTTTTTCTTTCTTGTTCTTCATACCTTTAATCCTATCTGCTAAATTTTTAGGATTGTAGATAGTAAGTCCTGTGCTATTAGTTCTGATTATTTCTGCGTCAGTAATATTTAATCCAAGTTCAGTACAAAGTTCCAATGCCTCGTCTAAATATTTATAACCTTTTAGACCAAGTTTAATTTCTTTCATCTGTTCTAAAATAGATGAAATCCATTTTTGGTGTGCAATAACAAATTGTCCTTTTTGTTTTTTCCAATCTTGCAACATCATAAACTCTTGTTCAGTACAAGCTATTGATCTATCTCTACAATAATCTCTACCAATTAAATCTAATTGATATTTTTCATTCCACTCTTTGCCATAACCTTTGTCATCATTACCAAGATATTTATTATTGTTGTCAGTATATTTTGTTTTATGTGGGTTGTGGTCTTTACCCTCTTGTTCAATCAAAATATCAGGGTTGCAATCTTCCTGTGCTTTTAATTCATCACGAAACAAAGCATAACCATAACCATTGTCATCACGACTATAAGATGAATTGTTGTCAGTATCTATTGAACCATTTAAACGAAAGTCAAAATGTTTTTCAATAGCTTTTGTTTCAGTAATAGGATTGTTGTCATAATCTCTACCCTCAACTTCACCCATATAATGAAAATGAAAACAACTGTCTTTTGCAATCGTACTTACATTTTCAAACTTATCTTGTAGGTATCTTGCTTTAGCAACATCATCATCAGTATAATGTCGCCTTACTATTGTTTCAGCAACTTTCCACGCATTGTCGTTTATGTCAATCTGATTTGCTTTTAGTTCGTCATACTTTTGTTTTTCTACTGTGTCCTCTTGTTCCAAGTGTACTCGCATACGATTTGCGATTTTATTTCTGTACTCTTGGTTTAGTCTTATTCTACTCATTGTTTTTTTCCTTTCTATTTAGTCTTGTTTCAATATTATCATAATACCCTTTATCTAAAAGATATTTGTATAAATTTTTACAAGTTTTAGGTGCTTTCTTATCATTGATAAAATTAAGCACTGCTTTAGCAAAAGAAGTAAAACCCGTCACTCTAGGATTAGTCATTAATCTTCCTGTTAGGGCTTGTCTTTCAAGTGCTTGTAAAAGTAGTTCTTGTTGAAATGAATAACCACTTTCCATTGTTGTATCTGCTAGTTTCATATTTGCCTTTCTGTTTATTTGCATTGATTTGTTTTTAACACTTGACAATAGGATAGTCAAGTATTATATTGGATTAATCAGATTTTAGAAGAATTAGCTATACACCCTAATCTCTGATTGGGACAACTTCTGGTTGTAGTGCAAAGTAGATTGAAAGAGATCCAAACGCTCGTACAACTAGAACTGATCCCTGGTCCTTGGTACCGGCGCGACGGTCCAACTAACCCAAGGACCTGGGATCAGAACTAGTATAGGGCGCCTGCTTCGGTGGGCTATATTCTAGGTCGCGATTGCTGTAAGTGATGGTCCGGTAAGGTTGCAAACTGAAAGGCCCGCCTATTAGCCACTAGTACTGATCCCTGGTCCTATTAGTGCTTCGGTCTATAGATCCGATTGTGTGAAGAGGACCTGGGATCAGGCGTCAAGCTGCAAGCTTGACAGCTGGTCCTGGATATGATAGGATAGATTTATCACCCGTTTGCTGGTGTCCGGTGTAAAACTCAAACCAGCAAAACAAAGAAAGGAATTTATGAAAGGTGGATCTGAGAGTATTAGAGTTTTAATAAATCATTGGCGCTGGCTGGAGGCCAACGGCTACAAGCAACAAGCCGCAAGCTGCAAGCGCCAAGCTTCAAGCTTGACAAGATTACATTATAATGATATCCAGGAGATTAAAGGAGAAAGATATGCTAAAAAAAGAAGCAAGACAAATAACAGGCGGTCTTAGTAAACCGTCCAAGATGCCAGGACCTGCGCATAACCTGCCAGCCTGGAGATGTATAACAGGCGTCAAGCTGCAAGCTGTAAAAAATTCTGTTTGTGCTGGCTGTTATGCAATGAAGGGGCGATATAGATTCAACAATGTCAAAGCAGCTCTAGACCGGAGGCTTCAGGCGCTCGAACATCCGCGATGGGTGGACGCCATGGTAACACTGATCACAGGTGAACCCTGGTTCAGGTGGCATGACTCCGGCGACATCCAGAGCTTGAAACATTTAGAAAATATATTTGAAGTTTGTAAGAGAACACCAGAGACCAGGCACTGGCTGCCAACACGTGAAGCAAAATTTTTAAGAGACATAAACCCTGAAGCAGTTCCACAAAATTTAATTATTCGTATGTCCTCGCATATGATAAACCAGGGACCAGTGAAGAGCTGGCCGTGGACCTCGACTGTTGTCACAGATGGCAATCACAGCTGCCCCGCTTCTAAGCAAAATAATGAATGCAAGGATTGCCGGGCATGCTGGGACAGGTCGACAGCAAATATAAGTTATGGTAAACACTAGCATGTTTAGGCATCCAAAATATTATAAAGAATTACGTAAGCGTAATAATTCGGATCAGGCAATTAGCGGTAAAAACTCGACGGAGTGTAAAACGCGTTCGCCTGGTCCGGGCCTCAAGCCGCAAGCTACAAGCTCTCAAGCTTCAAGCGACAAGCTGCAAGCCCCAAGCAACAAGCGTCAAGCTCCAAGCCGCAAGCGACAAGCTCCCTAATTCTCGAGCCCTCATAAAGTCTCAAGCCACAAGCATCAGGGGTCTTGATGCAGATGAAAGTATTGATCGGATGTTTCACGTGAAATGCAATTTGGTGTGGTGAGAACCTTACTTTTTTACTCTTCGTTACTTTAAATTCAATAGTGAAAAAAACATTATTTTTATTGTATGCCAATACATCTGGCGTACCTAAACTACTGGTATTTTCTATTCTTGTGTAAGAAATATTGGGTGTATTTTTTTTAAAATAATTATAGAATTTAGCTTCTGGTCCCATAGTTTATTTAAAGTAAATTATGCTTACAGTTTTTTCTTAATACTACCCATTTGCCAACTCTGTGTAGTGGATAATTCTATTACGAGTCGGTGACTTTCTCGTGCACCAATAATATTATTTTCAAATAAACTTATTGATAAAATATCAAACTGTCCATCAGGAGATCGAAACTCACCTTGAGGTAATTTAACAACCACCCTTGCATCTTGACATGTTGGGGATTTTAAGAAGTTGTCTAACTGTTTAGCTAGTTCTTTCGCATTTATCATGTGTTGACTTTTACTTAACATTACTCTAAATGTCAAGTATGGCAGGAGTACCAAAAAGACTTACAGAAATGCAAATGAAATTTGCACAATTATTAGTAACAAACGAAGGTAGAAAGACACCGACAGAATGTGCGATTGAAGCAGGTTATGATAAAGATTCTGCATATGTTAGAGCATCTGAATTACGTAATCCAAAAAAATATCCACTGGTTGTTAAATATATTGGAGAGATACGAGAAGAGTATCAACAAAAATATGAAGTAACTTATGGTAGACACATATCAGAGTTAGCAAAGATTAGAGATGCAGCTTTGAAAAAGGGTGCGTTCTCAGCAGCAGGTAATGTTGAACACATGAGAGGTAAGGCAGCTGGTCTATATGTAGAGCAAAAAATAATTAGAACAGGTAAGTTAGATGACATGTCTAAGGAAGAAATGGAAAAAGAATTAAAAAGTATTATTGATGAATACTCACCACTATTAGAAGATGTTAAGGTAGAAGATATTAAAAAAAATATTGAGAATAAAAGATTACCAAGAGTTAAGAAAGTTTAATTACTTTTCATTTATCTTTTCCATCTTAACTATACAACCTTTTGGAAATACATTTCTATCGCTAAATAATTCATCGTTTTGTTCGTAACTTGCAAACGTTCTAACATTCTTATTATCTTTGTTAAGTAAGTATGCGTGAGTAATCATTACAGATGGCATAAAACCAAGTGATGTATGTAAATCTGCATGCCCGGCATCCCCGGTAATGTCCAACCACGTAATTTTATAAAAATAATATCTTTTCTTCTTGATGACTACAGATTTGTATTTAGATTTTTTAGGTCTTCTAGGCATAAGGATTATATATCAGACCCCTATAGGTTTTCCAGAATTATTAAGTCCAATTTGGAATCCCAAATGTCCTCGCGGCCCCTATCTAAACGATAATCCTGGATAATACATATAATATCCATTGCTCTAAAACCATTGGTATTACTTGCTGATCACCTCAACCCCAGATCACCTCTCTTTTTCTAAACCCAAATCGCAAATTTACGAATATCCAGAAACCTATAGGGAGGTGATGAACCGCATAAAACCTTACTTTTTAATTATGGCTATTTTATGAAACTGCCTTATTTTTGACACTATAGAACTTATCTAATCTCTCTAGAAATTTATGTTGATATTTAATAAACTCCTTGCCTTTTATTTGAAACTTTTGGAAATATTTATCTGGCGTACACATCAATATGACCCCTTGGGTTATCTCGGTATCATAAACGCAGTTGTGGGCCATCGCATACGCCCCTAGCTGCATGAAATAGTCGTCTATCCATTCCTTACGTTTTGGCCTATTCGATTGTTTGAAGTCAATTATGGAATTTTCATAGTCATAGACACCAACTAAATCTGTCTGACCTGCATACAACCCAGGATAATATAGGGTAACCTCACTGCCCCATATTTCAGAAACATCACATAAACCCTTGTTAATAATCACCTGAGCCATGTCGCCTGCCACCTGTCCCTCGTCAGTCAGATCCATGTGTCCTTCACCCAAGATATGTCTTTCAAGATGCAAGTGCATGTTAGTTCCACGACTAGCCGCTTGATCCTTGACTCTTGTCGCCTGTTCCTCTCCTACTTTCGCTTTCCACCTTTCGATAGATTCTTTCTTTTCTTCAGATTGTGTAGCAGATAGAATCGTTGTAACACTTGGTAACTTTTCGCCAGTTATCTCGTAATGACGTCTTCCTTCAATCGAGGTCCGCATGGATGCAGGATACTCGTATAGTTTATTCCATTTCATTTTAAATTATTTATAACATAGTACAATATTAAAAGACCTATTAACAGACATACCATATTATAAAAAAACATACCTAATCCAAATTCAAATGTCATAATTTTTTCTTTAATTCTTTTAAATATTCTTCTTCCTCGTCAAATCCATGTATGTATTTTTCTGCATCGTCATCTTTCATTTTTTTAAATATTTCATCATATCTTTTTCGATACAAATCGTTGGATACCCTTGATTTTCCATCCCATTTTTTACCTTTGTTTTTACTCATTCTAAACTCATTTGTTTCTTATACTCATTTAAATTAACAACTTTATTGTTCATAAGTTTACCGTCATAGTGGTCTATTATCTTATTTGTTTTTTCTAACTTGGTATGTAAGTATGGCCACAACAAACACGATACATAAAAAGCATCTCTATGACTACATCTCCAACGCCATTGTTTTTTACGACCTGGCCTAACTTTTCTGGTATTAACTTGACCAACTTTTAACACATCATGCACCCATCTTAAAACAGATTGATCCGTCATAGCAATTTCTAATCTAATCTGCCACGTTGGGTAAGCTTTTTTAGCGCCCTTTCTTTTGCGCATGTATTGTTTGTAAGATACA